TCGGAACGCTCACCTTCTCGCTATCGCTCCAAACGCTAACAGTTCTATTCTCTGTGGGTGTAGTGCTAGCATTGAGCCTATTAAGTCTAATGCTTACACCCATCGTACTCGTGCGGGTGCTCACCTCGTCAAGAACCCAAACCTCGAGGAGGTCTTAGATGCTTTGGGAAAGAATGACCAAGAAACGTGGAAAAGCATCGTTAATGCTCAGGGCTCTGTTCAGCACTTGGAGTTTTTGTCGCCTGAACAGAGGGACGTTTTTAAGACTGCGTATGAAATCGATCAAGGGTCCGTCGTTGAGCATGCGGGTGATCGACAACCCTACATTTGCCAAGCACAATCCGTCAATTTATTTTTCCCTGCTGGTTCGCCGGCGTCTTATGTTAACTCGGTACACCTTCGCGCATGGAAGTCTAAACTCAAATCCCTTTATTACCTCCGCACAGATGCGGGCGTCGAGGCAGACAAGGTTGGAGTCGCAGTTGAAAGAGTGGCTCTACAAGACGCGGAGGAGTGCCTGAGTTGTCAGGGGTAAGCTATGCACCAGTATTACGATAATGAGGAGACTACTTGCTCTATTTGCACGTGCGGGTTCGACCCTAATCTTGAAGGCGGGGTTAAGGGTACTATCGGTGTTTTGCCGATGGCTCTCTGCCCAATGTGCTTTTCAGGGTTAGACATGTTATTTACAGAGCTACACGGCTGTGAGGACGAAGATGACGAACAAAACTGACCGCCGATGGCGGGAGATGATGAGAAGCAGTGCGGGAAAAGGGACGGCCCTAAGACCCCGTGATGAAAAAAAGTACAGAGACAATTGGGACAGGATATTTGACAATGACAAATCGGGAAAAGTTCGAGAAGTTCCACCAGAATAACCCCAAGATTTGGGAGTACTTCTGTAAGTTTTCTAATGAGGCTATAGACAACGGTCACCGGAGAATTTCACACTGGCTGATCATGAATAGAGTCCGCTGGGAAACGTCCATTGTTACGGATGACAAGGACTACAAGATCAGTAATAACCATATAGCGTACTATGCGCGGCTGTGGCAGGAGACCTTTCCTGACAGAGCGCACCTGTTTAACACGAAGAGGATGCAGGATGAGCGTACAAAAGATACACAAGAAAATGCTACGCACGTATCACAAGCTTTTGAAAGCTTCTGTCAAGAGAAAATTTGACAGGGCTGATGATCTTAATTGGAAGCTATTACAGCTCGAAATCAAATTGAAACAGCTTGACGACCTAGATGGTAAGTCGTAACATAGGTAGTGGGATGTAAGTTTTCTCCCCCGCCGGATTGATCCCCGGCATTTTGTGGCCCCGGAAGGGGCCTTTTTTTCCAACAAATAAAACAAGGACTTACGATGTCTTTATTAGAAGAGTCAAAGGTTTATAAACCATTCAAGTATCCGTGGGCTGTCGAGTACGCAGTTTCTCATGAGAAGGTTCACTGGGGAGAATGGGAGGCAAAACTGCAAGAGGATGTGGCACAGTGGCAGGGCGGCAAGCTCTCAGCGCAGGAGAAGCACCACATCACTCAGATACTCAAGTTGTTTACACAGTCTGACGTACAGGTTGGCACGAACTACCTCGAGTACTACATACCGAAATTTAAGAACAATGAGATACGTGCGATGCTCACGTCGTTCGCTAACCGTGAGTTTGTCCACCAGCGTTCTTACGCCCTGCTCAATGACACCCTAGGGTTGCCTGAGACTGAGTTCTCTGCCTTCCTCGAGTACGAGTCTATGAAAAACAAGGTGGATTTCATGGGTGACATCGACATGAACTCCCACGCCGGGACTGCGATGGCGATTGCCCGTAGCGTCATGAACGAGGGTATGAGCCTGTTCAGTGCCTTCGCGATGCTCCTGAACTACCAACGGTACGGGAAGATGCGAGGCATGTGTGAGATTGTAGAGTGGTCTATCCGTGATGAGAGTATGCACTGTGAAGGAATGGTTAAGCTGTTTAGGGAATTCTGTGAAGAACACCCCCGGATTGTTACGGATGAATTTAAGAAAAATATCTATGATATGTTCCGTACTAGCGTTGCACTTGAAGATAAAGTTATTGACAATGCGTTTGAGATGGGCACTGTGGAAGGTGTGTCGGCAGAGGAAATTAAGCAATATATCCGATATCTTGCGGACCGACGGCTCATTATGCTCGGGCTCAAGGGTAACTGGAAGGTTAAGGAGAACCCCCTCGAGTGGCTCGATTGGGTAATCAATGGGGCCAGCCATAAGAACTTCTTTGAGGGGACTGTGACGGACTACAACGCCGATGGGATGGCAGGAGAATGGGGGTGGGCCGCCGCATGAGAGACACTGACGTACAGAAGATGTTGGATAGACTCAAGCTCCAGATGGAGGCATGTGAGTTAAATCCTACCCTCGGTAACGTGAAGGTACTTGAAGACGCCCACAAAATGATCTACAATCTTCGGAACAAGTTACGTTTCCGGAGAGAGTATGATCGAGATCACGCCAACTAAAGAGCAAATCAGAGAAGCCCGCATGTCCGCGGGGGGTTCCATCGGATTACAGGGGTCCATCACGCAAGGTGGTGGTTCCCCTGCCGGTGCCCTCGGGGAGATTGTCATACGGGATTACTTGGATTACGTACACGCTCCTACTCCTCACTACGACTTGTATACAAACGAAGGCACACGCATCGACGTCAAGACCAAGCGTTGTACCTCCGCTCCCAAATCTTTCTACGAGTGTTCCATTGCCGCTCATGGTACGAAGCAGGAGTGCGATGAATATATCTTCGTGCGTGTGTTAAATAACTTGCAACGTGCGTGGATTTTAGGTAGGATTGCAAAAGATGAGTACTTTGATAAAGCAGTACGACACAAGAGGGGCGAAGTGGACGAGAGCAATAACTTCACATTCAAAGCAGATTGCTACAACTTACAGATAAGTGAACTATGGCCGATCCAAAAGCACAACTACTCAACTTCACAATTGACCTAAACAGGGATGGTAATGTCGAGTTCAACCTCGACTGCGTAGACACGGTAGGCTTGGAGCGAACGCTCCGTAACCTCGGTGACCCCGTGTATCCTCACAAGATAGGTAACATCGTACGGCACTACTTCCGGGAGTTACAGGATAAGATCAAGGAAGAGAGGGCATAAAAAAACCCCGGTGGTATGCCGGGGTCAAGGTTATTGGAGTTATAACTTTTTTATTGTTTTGTCTTTGGAGCTCCGTGCATAGCACCTTGCTTTACGGCTCTGCTGACAGCTCCTATAACTTGCCGCGAGGCTTCATCACGCTCTTTAGATAAACGCTTTGCGCTCGCGTTCATGTCGTCACGAATTGCCGCAAGTTCTTCACTTTTTTTCTGTAGTGCCCGAGTTGCCGCTTTTCTTACCTCATTACGGTGGGCATTTCGTGCCGCAGTCTCTGCTGATTTTGCGGCCTTCCTAGACGTTACCCCTTTAGCGTACTTCTTTGCCGCACTGGTAACTGCACGTACGGCCGCTCCTATAAGTGGTCCTGCCATCCTACTTCGCCTTCTTCTTGGTTTTCCCGCCGTACATCATCCCGGCTGGCTCTTGGTCACCCGAAGGCATTGCCGCCTTGTCTCCCTTCTCACGTAGGACACTCCGCGCCATCATCGCATCTGCGTCGTCCCCGTTTGCAATCTCGCGTAACTCAGCGATGGACATACGTCCGAGCTCTTCCATGCGTTGCCTTTGCATGGCCGCCTTGTCTTTTGCTGTAGCGCGTCCTGTAGCTACACGAGACTGGGTATCTGCATTCGCCGCGGCGTTAGCCTTAGCACGAGTGTCGCCGCCATTCATCATCTTCTTACGCTTTGTAGGGCCAGTGGACATTCCGCCGTACATCATCGGCTTGCGGGGTGAGTTTGTATACTGCTTCATAGGATTTCCTTAATTGTTGGGGTTTCTGCCAAGAGCCCGCATCTGCTGTTGAATAGGGTCTAGAGGTTCTGGTTGAGGGGGAGGGGTAGGTTCTACTGAGGGAAGCGTTGTTTCTCCAGTGGGGGTTGTACCAAAGGGTGTCCCCGGAGTACGCGCAGTCGGTACCGGGCGGTCCGGTAAGTCTCCGACCCGTGTTACTGGGCCGTAGTCATAGTATACAGAACCAGCAAATCGAGTAGCCGCGTCTTCGTTAGCCGCTTCTTGGCGGACAATCTCAAAGGATAGTGCCCGTATCCAGTCAGGCTCAACCCGGTACTTCGGAATCTTACCTGTCTCGATAATGTCGAGGATTTCCTTAGCGATTTTAGGGTCTGTCAGCATTGTCTGTAACAGCTTACCGCCTGCTTGACGCCCTGCTCGTATGAGCATTTCTGTGGCTACCCACTGCGTGGATACAACTTGGCGATTGATGTTGTAGATACGTGACAGAATGGAGTCCAGCGACAGGCCGGGAAGTCTCCCGTCCACGCCCGGTACACGCTCTTGTTGGATACGCATAACCGTACGGCCTACTAAGTCCCACGTTTGGTAGGCGTCGTCCCCAATGATTGCGCGGATGCGTCCCGCTTTTTCTGGATCACCTCCCGCTACCGCCCCGATGGATTCGAGGATGCTTCTTCCGTCGAGTCCCGTGACAGGCATCCGTACTATTTCGCCGTCCTTTATCGTCTCCCCCATTCGAGATGCAACGGAGCTCGAGACCGTCTGGATGTGGCGGTTAACTAAGCGGGCGACAGCTTCATCGACGTACTGAATAGCGTCGTCTCCGTCCATGCCATTTTCTTTCGCAGACTTAACCATCAGTTCTTTTATTTTACTGAGGTTAACTGCTTCCCCGGCCATCTCCCTCTCAAATGTGCCTGAAACTACTGCGCCAAAAACGCGCTCTGCTGTCAGGTCGATATTGGTGACACCTTGGGTTGGGCTAATAGCGTAAGTTCGCATGAAGTCGTTAACAAAATCATGGTCTGCCTTGACGCTAGCCCCCGCATTCTTGACGCTAGTTAAAGCACCTTTCTGCCATGAGCCCAGAACATTATATGCTTCGCTAAACGTAGAGTCGAGATCGTACCGGTTCATCTCTAATGCGTCGATACTGATAGCGTTAAACGCCTCTTCCTGCTCCACGAGCTTACCCACCTCAGTGAAGCTACCGTCGGCGTTCTTCCTGAAAACGGGTACGTTAGCAAAAGAGTCAAAGCCTGCGCGGTTATACTCGAAAGTTTCTCCTATGTCTAGGAGTGGGCGGCCCCTAGCATCGCGTTGGACAACTTGTCGGCCTCCCTTTGTTTTGACTAGCTCTCCTTGCAACCACCGCAGTACAGACTTGCGAGAAGCGTTCGCTACTTTAACTGCGTTTGCGTCCTCCTTGTCTGCGCTTTCAACAACAATCCGGTACCGACCTGTGTTCGCGTCGTACATACCCACTTGTTTAGCGAGGGGCTCAATTACGTTCGTGTAGAGGTCTTCTCCACCATACGCTACCTTCGCTTGTAGGACGTTACCGTAGAGGTAGTTCAGAGCGTTGTTAGGTTTTAACTCCTTTTGCACCGCGCTGTAGGTAGGGGTGATATTAGCGATGTCGAGTTCTTCGCCCTCTTTCGCATCATTTATTACGCTAGCCGCCGCCTCTTGCCGGGGCTGGGTATGGGTACCGTTCAGCTTGCTCACGCGAGGATCATAGTAGTAACGCTCGGCGTATTCGTAGCGGTAAAAGTCTTGAATAGCACGGAACTCTTCGTAAACTTCGTCCGCAACATTACTAGGGGCTTGCTCCCCAAACCACCCGACTTGGAATGCTATGGGGTTGTTTACTTTGTTACCCTGACCATCGTCAAGTTGCTTCTGGCCTACTTCCTGCCAGCGGTCCTTCAAGGCCATGTACATGCCGGCGTTATCCCCGCCTTTACCTGCCATCTTGTTTAGGTGCTTGTTCACCAATCGCCAGTCGGCTGTCGTGATGAGCATCGGTAAGTTTTCCGAGAAATCACGGGCAGACTGCTCATTACCCCCGAAGAATTTTAGGTATGCATCCCGGGCTTCCTCTGCGTTGGGGTCATCGAGGACTGTCTTTATACGCATAAACTGGTTGATAGGGTTAGCTCCCTCAACACCCATCTCAGAAAGAAGGGCATCGAACTCTCCGGCCCTATCACCTAGACGCTGTCGAACAAGCTTGAGCCCACCTTTTGCTCCGCCGTTAAACAGAGACCCAAAGCCACGTGAAGTTTTACCGTAAAGGTTCTCACCGGCCATCGAGAGAGCACCGGATGTTACTTCGTCAGGTAGGTACCCAGAAAGTTCCTTCTGCGCTTCAGAAGAGAAGATTAGGTCATATAAAGGGCCTACATTAGCGCGTACGTTGGGGTAATCCTTATCGAAACTCGAGTACATCTTGTCCACACGATTAAGAATCTGGTTCTTACGTACCGCAACTGCAACCGTATGTACTACTGAAGCATCCCCGTTTGCCGCCTGTTCTTTATTTAGGTTATTAACAAGGTTGTCCACAAGCTTGACGTGTTGTTGTTCGAGACTGTCGATGGTCTTAGCCGCGTCTATCATCGCTTGGGAAGGGTCTAGACCCGTCTCCGCAAGAGTTTCAGGATCGACATCGAGGCGGGCCGCTCGACTTTGCATATCCATGAACTCAATCGCGGAGTTGACCCCCTCGAGTGTTTTATCGTCTTTTAGGAGTGCGCCGCCAGTTACCATCGTCTCTAGTTGCTTACCTTGCGCCGCCACAAATTCAGAGAGGGCTTGCTTGTCTGCTTCTAGACGCTGAGCCTGTCCCTGAACAAATTTGTTCATGCGATAGCCGAGCTCTGAGATAGGGTGATCGTCGGGTAAGCCCGCCGTTATTTTGAGGTTGAGCATCTGGCGAGTCGCTGTTGCCATGTTCGTTATCAAGCCTTGCTGTGCTTGCATCACGGACTGGCTTCTCTGTAGCTCTCCAGCCAGATTGCCGAGATTAGTCACTACAACTTTTTCGGAGATGTTTCTCGAGAGAGTTACTAGAGCACCAATATCAGAGAGGGTCGCTAGGTTTTCGATGAAGGCATCTTCGTTGATATCCACGCCTGTTTTCTCAGAGAGTTCGATTAGACCCCTGCGGATAACAGCCGCCTCTTCTGCACCGGCGAGGAAAGACTGCCTCAACTCACTAGGCAGAGCCATGATTTCGTCGAGAGCATTACGGGCACCCCGCGACATATTTTGAGAGTTGCGAGCTTCCTTCCACGAGGTAGGGTCCATACGTAGGAGGTGTCGTGCGGCTACGATCTCACTTAATGCGCCCTTTGAAAACCGTGTAACTCCTTGGCCTACCTTCGGCATTGTTAGCATACCGATGACGCCCCCCATTTCGAGGAATGGAGTTACAGCAGGATCGCTACCGAAGAACTCCGCGTAGACTGTGGTTGTTCCCGTGACCCAAGCTGTCGTTCCCCGCAACTCTTTAGCCGCATCATTAAGGTACTTCGGAAGGAGGAGATCACCCTCAATAGTTCTGATCTGCTTGTTAATATTCTTTGCGCGAGCCTCCGCTCTTTTGATAGCCGCTTTATTGTTTTGGCTACGAGCAACTGTGAGGTCCCCTTGAATAGCATCCTTTTCTTTGAGTAGGCTGTCCATCTGTGGGCGCAACAATTCGACACGCTGTTGGCTTCCCGGACGCATGACGGCCAAACCAAATGCGAGGTCAAGGTCCTTCTGGATTTTGTCTGCCGAAAACCTCGACGCATTCTCCGTGACAAAGTCACTCTGAATCTTCATAAAATCGACGCCTTCATCGGCGGCATTACGTAGGGCGTCTACAAAAGTGTCCCCGCCGTAGTTTCTTTTCATGAATAGGTCGAGCTCTGTCATCCGACGGAGAGCAGACCCTGTGCGCTTGAGACCGGCCGCCACATAAAGGGGCACATCCTCGGCAAGAAATTTACCAGCCCTCGAAATAGCTCCTTGCGGTTGGATAGCGTATTCAACAACTTCAGGTAACATGTCGTACTTCTCAGCAATGTACTGAGAGTAGGAAGGGATTTCGTAGTTTAGAATCTGATCGTCTTGCATCTTCTCTACGTGTTTACGTAGATCAGAAACATCCGTACCTGACAGGAAGCTATAGAAAGGGAGGGCGACGTCCTTCATCAGGAAGTTAACGCCTTTCTGCGCGTAAGCGGGCAGAGACAATACAAAGCCCGCCATATCTGCGGGACCCTGTATAATACTGTCGAACTCGAACTCGTTTGTAGCTATGCCCCGCATAATATACGTACGGGCGTTCTGGTTGAGTCCTAGGTTTTTTAGGTAGGTGTCTGCTTCTTGCATATCCCCGTAACCCGTCGGCCCCACGAGTACGTCAGAAACAAACCCTCCGGCTTGATCGAGGGCTCCCTTACGCACGGGCATCTCTTTGTACTGGCGGTATTGCTGGGCAGGAATTAGATCGTAACGTAGAAAACCTCCTCCTTCTCTATCGAGGGAGCCATCTGGTTTGGACAGGGGCACTGCAACACCGTCATTTGCCATCATGTATCGGTATTTAGTCGTCAAGGGCAGATCAGGCCGGTCGAAGTCTACCTTAGTCCCGTCGGGGGTTATAAAGAATGGAGCATTACCTACCTGCACATCCTGCTCTAGGTCAGCTTGACTTTTTGGCATGCCCTTTTCACGGGGAGTGTAAAAAAATTCCTGAACTCTCTGCGCCTCTTCCTCATCCGATGAGTAGGGATCAGGTGTTCTGTAAGGGCTTGCAGGGTACTGCACCACCATATCAGGTGTCACAACAACTCGGTCTTCATCTTCAGGGGCAGTAGGTGCCACCTCCTCTTCAGTAGGGGCAGACTCTTGCGGGGGCGTGGGAGGATCAACCTGAATGGTCATGTCTTCCTCTGGGAGGGTTTGCTCTTCCTCCTCGTCTCGCATCACATTACTAAGTTGCGTACCCTCGAATGGATCGAAAGCAAATCCGCCCTGCTGTTGTTCAGCCATGTGTAATTCCTACTGTTACTGTAGTTGAAGAATAGGGAAACGACGGGTCTCCCCGTTAATTACCCGTTCTACGTATTGTTCGCCAGAACCGAGAGGCCCTGTGTAGCCTATAGTACCCCTACCCTCAAAAACTTGCGGAGCCCCAGATCGTGCTTCTGCGTAGTTCTTAGGAGCCATACCGCCCATTGCTTGGTCATATAGGAAGACGGCCTCAAACTCTGCGTCATCTACTGCGTTGGCGTACCCATTGTGGATTGCGTAGGTAGAACTCATCTGATCTTCTAGGTAGTCTAAGTTAGCCATAACCCCGGGGGTGTAGACGCTAAATCCAGTAAGGCCGAGCTTCTCTCTCTGGAACTGTACGTCTTGGTTAGAGATATCACGTCCCTGTGCGCCACCCTGAAGGGCCGCGGCTTGGTAATACGCTAGAGTTTCACCGAGGAGATCGAACACATATTGTAGTCGTGCTGAATCACTAATTTCTGGGTTCTGCTCAATATCTGCCAGACCTTTCTGTATTCCGGATAAGGCCTCTTGGTTTTTCTCCCCAGATATTTGGGTAACTAGGACGTTGAAATCTTGGACAAGTTCGCCCAATCCGGCAAGCGTCTTTTTAACTTGAGACACTTTACCCGCACCGACCATTCCACTAGCCATCAGGTCCTTCATCTGAAGGATTACTGTCTTTGCTTTCTTAGAGGCGTAAGCACGTGCGCGGGCATCTTCTCGGCTGATGCCATACATATCCCTGAATTTTTTATTATAAACGGCCTTAGTCTGCCCCTGCGATATTTCTACAGCAGTGACCTTACGGGGGCTATCATCTCGGGTAAATAGGCGGGCTACTTCGATACCGTCTTGAGGCTCTAAGTTTTTAACGAGCTTGTACAGTCTATCGTTTGCCGCGGGGTTAATTTGAATCGCCCCGCTATTTTGTCTCGTGATTAAAGGTTTCACAACCGTCTGGGTATTTACGATTGCAGATAGTAGTTTTTCCGGCTCTTTTGCCCGGGACACTGTCTCGAGAATACGTATTGCAGACGCACCACTAGCGGCTCGAATTTTAGTCACTTTATCCCAGATTTCTGGGCGAATTTGCTGAGAGTTTGAGCGGTCGGGATCAAAGTTAGGACTACCCATACCGACGTACTCCGTGGCCCAGTTATAAGAATCCTCAGAAGCCCCTACAAACTGGTCATTAACCTCATCATACGTGAGAGGTAGTTGCTTAGGATACCCAATCGCTTCTTTTAAAGCGTCGGTAGTGACCCCGAGCTGAGGACCAATGATATTGTCAATCCACCACTCTTGCGTCTTCCTGTCTACTTGACCGTTCTTTGTGAGCATCTCTAAAGCAGGGAATGCCGTCACAGGGTTTTGTATGTACTGGGTTCCCGCCTCATCCTTATTTAACAGAAGATTTGAGCGGATAGCTTTCTTGTCAATATTCTGTACTAACTGGGTACGCACCTCTTTCAACAACCCATGTGGGTCCCCGTTCTCAATGTGCCACCACAGTTCTGTGCCGATGCCGTCAGCAACATTATAAATCTTCTGATTAACTCTGGCGATATCACTTTTGTGATACTTAACGTCTACTCCGGGAACGTACAGCGTATTCCCGGACTTACTTTTGAAGTTGAACATGGGGAGGTCAGTATCGACACCAGCCATCGGGATAGCCCCCGTCAATTTACCCGATTCTTCCTGCGCGTTGTCGTAACCGTATACTGTCCACCCAGCAGGGGCAACAAAGGACTTCCCCTCTTCCGCGGCTTTGTTGGCTTTTATAGTTAAGTTGTCAATTTTGCTTAGAAGGTCGTCTCGTTTTTTTTGATCAGTAACTTGCTTTAGTTCTTCTTCATACGCTCGTATAGCCATAGCATTGCCTTGCTCTCTAACCATTCGATCTATTGCGTATTCATTCTCTGTCTCCGCTCTAAACTTTACGATATCTTTATCTAATCCATACTTGAGCATGGTTTGCGCTTGGTCGTATTTAAAGTTTTCTTGCGCTTGGAAGGCGTAGAGCTCTTTCTGGCGTTCAAACTCTTTTTCTGAAGCTATCTGCTCTGCCTCTGCCCGCTTAGCCTCAGTAAACGCTTGCGCGGCACCGCCGATAAAACCTAGTGTGAAAATGCCAGCCATTATTTCTCTTCCTCTTCCATAGTATCCGCGTCAATGCCGGGTGCTTCTTCCGCCGGTGGTGTTGGCATATCAGCTAGGAAACTCTGCTGTCTTGCGGCCGCAGTCTCTCTTTGGACTTTGTCGTTAACCTCGGGACGCTTCATCATGTACGCGGCAAACTCGGGGTTCCGGTCTTTCATGATGTTAAGAAGTTGCGCGTCTTCCATACCGTAGTTAGTGCGCGGCAGACCGTCTTTTGTGTTGAATACTTTTGCAGGTATTTGATACTCTGCCGCTAGCCCCATGAGGTAAAACGCGAGAGGTGCCTTAATTAGTTCTGCAACATCGACCGTAAATCTACCCTCAGTAAACCCCACCTTGGTCATTGTAGATACGAGCTCTTCGACAGATACCCCTGCGGCAAGTAGTTGAACGTATTGCTCCTCGACTTCTGGTTTTTCGAGATTGTCGATGATAGCGTCCACAGCTTCCCCCGGAGATGTGTGCTCAGGCGGGCCTTCCCACGGCCATTTTTTAGGGCTTCCCGTGAGAGAGAATCCGGGAGGTGCTTTATTAAAGCGACTTTCCGGTGTGAGTGTTTGTTTACGTCTCATTGGCCGTTGCATATTAGGTTTCCTGTTACCGTGAACGAGGCTTCACAGAAATTTGAGGGGAGGTTATAGATAAGGTGGGGCCTCTAGAAGGCTTTGTTTGCAGTCTATCAATTGTCCCCTGTATAGACCCGCCTACCTTAGAGTTTTGGACGGCACGAATCTTATCCACAACACGTGCGGTGTAACCCATATTCGTTGCCGTAGAAGCGTACGATCCCGCCTCTACCCCTGACTTAATTGTAGGGCGTTTAGCTTTGGGTAAATTCGCGGCAGTTTCTTTGCTAGTTAAGGATTTGACCGCAGAGCTGGCAAACGTAGAGGCAATGGGGTTTTCTTTACCCCAAGCCTGCGCCCCTTTGTATAAGTCTGTAGCTCCGTCGTAAGTACTCTCAAGGAAGCTACCTTTGTATGCGTCTGACACAAAACTGCTGACTGCTTCCCAGCCACTCTTTAACATATTAAGCACGATTAATCATCCCTCGGAACAATAATACCCAGAATACCGGACAACGCCGCATTACCTACGGCAGATGCTGTCGCGTACTCGCTTTCGAGCCCGAACATGTCGATGCTAGAAGTTTTCTCAAATTCCAACATAGCTAGTTGATGTGCGCGGGCGGTTTGATTTTCTGTGGACTGCATAATCCACGCCGATTCATCACGATATCTCTGCCATAGAGCAGATAGTGCCGCCTGACTGGTTTGTAGTACGTTAGCGGCGTTTTGCCGATTAACTTCGTTTTGCGTAGCCGTATCTATCGTCGCAATATCCCGCCGCCACTGAGCGTTGGACTGCTCGATTTGGGCTTTCATCGTGCTATCAAAACGGTCTCGGGCATCCTCAAGAGACGTGTTAAATTGCGCTATCGAGTTTACTTGATCGACATTAAACTGCTCCATCGCAGAAGCGCGGTTCTGATTGGCGTTATCTACTTGAACCCCAAGCTCAGCAAAGAACTCATCCACCTGTTGTTGGGTTTTTGCGTTAAACTGAGACGCGGCGTTTTTTGCGGCCGCATCCGTAAACGCTGTCTGTAGCTGGCCTTGATAGTTAATGGTCTCCGTTGCCTGTTCGTTCGACAAGTTTTGCAGATCGATTGCTAAGAAACTTTGAGAGTTTTGAACGGCCGCCTTCATTCGAGCGTCGAGGTTAGCCATGTCCATTTGAGCAACGGTAGCGGCGTTCTGTAGAGCCGCCTGCTGTCGGTTGTTCAGATTCGCAACATTAATTTTCGAGTACTCAGCGGCATCTGCGGCGGCGATAGGCAACCCGGATTCTAGTATTGCTTGGGTAACGGCGGCAGACGCCATACTACTTGTGCCCATGCCCCGTTTTTGCATTACTTGAGTGACACCACGAACCGCTCCTGCGGCCCAAGGGGGTAGGGGGGCACCGCTTTGAATAGAATTAAAAAGGTCCCCGAGTTGATAGCTAACAAGTTGTTTCTCTAAAACATCCGCTTCTGCGGCAGACGCTATCGCTTCGGGAGACAGTGCCCCTTGGATTGCTCCGATTTTTACTTCTGTAGATACATCCGCGGATTCGAGCTTAGCGGCTGTAGCTTCATCCACGTCACCTACTGTAGTTGCTTCAATGTCGTAGTCACCCTTTTCAGGTGTGGTAGGCTTCGCGACTTCGGTAGGAGCGGCCCCCTTTGTTGCGGTAACTTCGTCAATTTCTCCGAGCTTAGTATACGACGTTAGCTGGTCAGTATCCGCCTCTCCTATCTTCTCAGCCGTTATAGTAGTATTTGGCATGGACTGGCCTGTAGCCTGAGCTATCAAACCCTTTGTCAGTTCAGCGGGAGTTCCCGTGAGTGCGGAAACCTCTAGGGGAGTTAAGTCTGAGAGAGTTCTGTTAGGATCGGCGGGGATTTCGGGGTCTAGTTTCACCTCTTCTTCTTTTTTCTCGTCTGCCCCCGTACCGGTTCCTGTTTCCGACGCGTCTGTCTGACCGCTCGTGTACTGCTGAACAGCCTTCGACACATCGTCAAAGTTAATGTTGTAACCGGCCTGATTAAACTTTGCCAAGTCTTCGTTAATCTTGGCTGTTGCCCCAAAGTAATCTCCGGGATTTGCCGCGTAGACCTGACCAACGTAGCTCTGTATATCGTCCTGAGAAAAGCCGGCAAAATCAGTGGGGGGAGCTTCAATAGCCTGCCCTAATGAGGTGGTCGGTGCCGTAGGAGTTTCGATAGGAGTGGTAACATTACTTGATCCCGTACCGGTAGACAGACCCGCTGTGTCGGCCACATTTAGCGTTTGAGTTGGAGCACCGAAAGTAACAGGGGAGTTCTGTGCCTTGTATGCGTCAATCCCACCGGCCGTCGCAATATCATTGCCCGATGTCATTCCCGACCGTATATCAACCCCTGTCGCCTTTGCACGGTCAATCACATCCGCGACATTAGCTTTTGTAGCAAGAGCTATCTGTGCCGCGGAAACATCCGCCGCCTTAGCCGCCTCTGCGATTTCCTTGTCGGAAGCATTTGGATTTGCGGCGAACCACGCTCTTACGTCTGCGTCACTTACTGCCATACTTTATTTCTTCTTTAAGTTCATGAGTTTATCGACGGAGCGCATTCCAAAGCTCGCGCTGACCGCAAGGAATAATAAGTAGCTGTACCAATCGGGAAGATTTTCGAGGGCCAAGAAGGCATCATTGAGACGGTCGATGATTGCGGTATCGCCTGTTGCAACACTGTAACCTACTAATATTATAGGGGCAGATAGCACAACTGTAAAGAATTCATCCTTCCAAGATGACTTCGTGGCGTCTGCCATGATGTTTTCCCAAGACCCTTCGTTCTGGAGGGCCTTGATTTTGACTTCCTGCTTGACCTTCTGTTCGTCGGCCTTGCCCTTAACGAAGTCCTTAGCGAGTTCTACTGCTGGCCCTAGGAGCATCTGGAGCATTCTTACCTTCCTTCTTAGTAGATGTTATTGCAGATGCACCAAAGAACGCTGATACAAGTACTGCGATTGAGGCAAAGTATGTTGGTGCAATGTCTGCGATGAGTTGAGCGGCTGTACCCATAGCGAAGGCATCAGCAAGAAAGATACCAAATGGATACAATAGAAGACCAATAAGAGCAAACCAAGCCATCTTACGAATGGAGTCACGTTGGGCATCTGCATCTTCCATTTGTCTCCGCATGTCTTCCAGCATGATCTTGCGTTCTTCAGCATCAATCACTCCATCGCCATTCAAGTCATACATTTCTTCTGTCATTGCATCTGTACCCTGTCTGACTGTATACATACAGCTTCGTAGTTAATCTTTGGTTGAGGGGCAGTGATCATGAATTCCTGCCGTGCCTCAAAACACTTATCCATTGTGGTGAAAAACCCTGTGGGAGAGACGTAGTATCTATCCGCATCAAGGAGTATTACGAATAGAATCCACGTAACCATGCTACTTTCCTTTTGTGCTTATGAGCCAATATACGAAGTAAGCGCATATGCCAACAACAGAAAGGGTGGCAACGGTAACAAGGATACCAATACTCCAGTCTTTAATGAGTTTACGTCTACGGGCCTTCTGTGCGGCAATGCGTTTCTTTTCATTCTCTCTAAGTGTCTTTCTGTTGTGAATAAATTTACAGTAGTCATCCCACAAGCCGGGACGGCCTGCGTAGATAAACTGGCGTTTGATTTCAGCTTCATGATTCCTGATTTTTTCAAGTTCAAAGAAGCATTCCATGTCACCGTCTTTCGCTTTCTTTTCTATTTCTTCTTTAGCGTCAGCCAGTTTGGTAAGCTGTGGCCCCATCTCGCCTACAGAGGATACGTGCCCCGCAAACTCCTTGATTGCACCGATAGCCTCGTTGGCAATCTTAATTGCGGCTATTGCCTCAAATATCACTGTCGTGCTTCTATGAGTCGGTCAATCTTAGCGTCTAAGGCATCTAGACGATCCATGAGTCGTTCCATATCTTCCCTGACTTCATCTTTACGTGCATACTTCTCAGCGATAGATAGTTGACACTGCACAATCTCTTCACGGGTTTTGTTGAGGAGGATGGATAGGCGATGCATTTCTGAGTGCATCTGTATGCCAAACCAACCGACAAAGCCTAGAATGGCAGAGAGGACTATGTTCCAAAGCATCATGTCCACGGCTACTCTCCTTGAGCCGCTAACCAGTCCGCGTACGAGTCGATCCCCGTAAACGTCATGTACCCCTCATCCGTTGTATTCGCGGGGAGGTCCCGTAAATACTGCCGGTAGTTTGTGTAGTTTGTTTTTGTTGCGTCGTCCAACGGGGAGTCCGGGAGAACGGCCCAGTCCGTTGCCGATAAGGCCTCGTTACGTAAGAGACGAAGTCCTTCTTCTGCTAAGGCAAGCGTGTCTGCATCGTACGTGTCTGTCATGATATTTCCTATTCTACGGTGTCTACATCTTTTACGTTTTCTGCGAGGGGGTACTCACGACCTAATCCCCACACGATTCGAGCACCGCCTTGGCCGCCCCTACAAAAAAGAGCGTTGCTATTGACAGAAGTTCCTCCACCAGCGGCTCCGCCACCAAACTTTCCACCCTCACCGTGGTATATGGTGTAGGCCGAACTTCCGGTTACTACCGTATCGTTTTTACGTACAGGCTGACTTGAGTTGCTGTTGTCTGCGCCGTCAAAACCCCCAGAACCGCCGTTACCGCCGTACCTTCCATCTGTGTAGAAAGAGTTGCCGTTGTTGTAGTCACCCTTCGTTCCGCTCTCTCCTCGCCCGAAGAGACCCACGCCGCCGCCACCTCCAAAAGAGTATGTAGAGGAGGCATAGCCGCCGCCGCCTCCACCGCCGCCTAATTTGCCGTCGGACTGGTCATTACTATACCCACCATTGCCCCCAAATGCATCGGCACCAGAGGTCGTGTTCCCGTACCCACCGGCACCGCCACCGCCACCATAACCGTTGACTGATGTGTATCCGCCTCGTCCCCCAAAAGGAGTGACGGTTCCTGCGATGGGTTTACCTGATTCTGCGCTAGACGGGGTGCCCTGATAATACCCTCCTCCCGCAGAAAAGTAGTCTCCGATAGAAGTTGCGCCCCCGTCTAGCGTTTGCTCTGTAATTGAAGCTACGGTAATCGATATAGACTCTCCCGGAGTAACTGCGAAAGTAGCGTATGCGAGGGCCCCGCCGGAGCCCCCGTGGTTAGACCAGCTTTCGTCTCCCCCTCCGCCTGCTCCGACAGCTACCGCAGATATCCGAGTGACACCAGCGGGCACCGTGAAAGTTCCCGACGACTCAAAAAGTCTCTGTCCTTGGGCAATCCCCACCGTAACAGAGCCATCGGACGATATCCACTGGTTCTTGTTTTTAGTATCGGAAACTCGCACAAACAACTTCCCTGTACTCGAGTTGAACCATAGTTGGTGGCGGGGTCCTTTGTTGTAATTTACCGGGGGATTTTCTACTGAAGAAACAACAATATCGTTAAAAGCTAGAGCTCCGGTTTCTCCCAAGGATAAAAATTGATGTGCAACCCCTAGTGAAGATGGGAATTTAAAATCCTCACCGCTAGGGAGTCTTATCGAGTTTGCAAGTAGCTTGGGCATCGCTTTAGCCTTTAAGTTTAAAGAAGAGTAACTTGAACAGTAATCATGCCGCGGTTGTACGTCCCGGCGGAAGCACTATGCTTCACACAAAAACCGTGCGTTGCAGTAGCTGGGGGAGCACTTGTGGCGTAGCTATCCCATGCCATCTGCCCTAGGTTAGGAAAGTTGTAGGAAGTATTCTGTTGGTACATGTACGTCGAGTGAATTTGGTAGTTGCCGTAGTCTCCTTCTTTACGGAAGTGCCAGAGCATGTCGAAGGATAGACCACTACCATAGTTGTAATCCGTTATAGCAAGGTCGGCATATCCCGGAACGTACCAGTATCCGTTGTCACTATTGTGACCGTTTGTGTCTGTCACCGTCGTCCCATTGTAGTACTCGAAGTACCCGTATCCGAGGTACCCCGAAGTAATGTTGCCCGCACTACCTTTTCCGTAAAAGTACAGTCTTCCTACTGTGTCCCCGGATACACCTGTACCCTGAATTCGGACAGTTGCAATGTCCGTGTAGGACTTGCCAGCAGGTAGAATGTCAGCCCATAAGAACGAAAGGCCGTCAGTGTAATCTGCGTTATTTACTGACAGGTCGTAACTTTTGGTCCAGACTTTCTGGTTTGAATTAACGTAGTTCGCAATAGCGGCATCGACATCTACGTCTGTTGCTACGGACATTACCCCAGAACCGTCGGTAATGAGCTTACCACCGCCAGAAAGATCAGCGGAGGGTAGGGTAAATGTCGTGCCCGACTCTCGCTGAAATTCATCTACAATAATTTTTGACATGTTTTACTCCTAAAATCCTATTTATAAACCAAAGTTACACGAAGGTACCCGCGGTCAATGTCCCCGGCGGCTGTATTGGTGAGTGTGAATCCATGTGTGGGGGAAGCAGGAGGCACACTTGTTCCTTGGTTCATCCACCCGAGTTGCTCCACGTTAGGGTACGTCTGGTTGTTTTGTTTATACGTGCTACGGATATGTACGTTATGGTTGCCGTATGTATCCTCTAGGTGGGGATGCCACTCAATAGCGAAGGAGATACCCCCCGAGTAAGTTTGCCCTGTGTTCTCCACCGTAGTGTATTGAGGAAACTGCCACCACCCTTGGTTTGAGTTGTGAGAGGCCCCTTGGTTTGCGTTACCATAGTGGCTTCCGTGGTAGGTGTACCCGAAGTATCCGGTAGAGATTTGTCCACTTGCGTCTTTACCGAAGACTTTAAAATACCCTATTCCTGCGGCAGAGATACCCGAGCCTTCCATCTTGATGTATGCGACATCACCCGCGAAAGTTTTACCTGAAGGTAGGATGTCGGACCATGAGACGTCTAAAGTATCCACTGGATTGGTAGTGAAGTTGTACATCTTAGAGGCTTCAGTAGACGCCCCTAAAACAGCCGTATCTGCGATGTCAGTGACAGTTGTTTCCGCGCCAGTTGGTAGCGTATTAGCTACTAAGATATTTCCAGAGCCGTCAGTCTGTACGAGACCGCCGCCTGATGTATCAGCAGATGGTAGCTGGAATGCTGTTTGACCAGCACGTTGAAGCTGATCTACGATTATTTTACCCATGTTTTATTTCTCCAATTTAGTCGTATACTGCAACGTACTGAGGGTCATGTAAGAAGAACTCACCGTCGACTGTTAAGGTAGCCTCGGGGTGAATCCAATAGTGTGCCGTCATAGAGACGGCCTTAGCATCAGACGCGATAGTTGCATCTGCTGAAAGATAGTTTGATTTGTCGTGGGTGTACGTGCCACTTTCATAAGGAAGAACGCGGCGCACAGTGTGCTCTCCTGCGAGATGCTCCGTTCCCGACACAGTGTACGGCGTAGGCACGTAGTGGTATCCCGCAAAGGCGTTACCTGTGGCGGTCGTGTGCGTGAATTCGTAGTAGGGAGACGCCACCGCCTCATACTCGAGAGACGGAATGTTTGAGAGGTTACTTGCTAAGTCCCTTGCTTTACTCATTATACATCATACTGGCTTAGACGGCCAGTCCTCCTCGTCAAGAAATGGGAAATTCGTGTGGCTCGAGATGTCACGGAGAGCTTGCCGGTAGGTTTCCCACTCCGTGCTCATCGTGACATCTGACAAACCCATCCAGTCCGTGTCTTTCAACAGTTGATCTCGGCGGGTTCTAACACTCCTCGCGGCTTCATCGGACTTGTTCTGCTCGTACGTCGCGATCTGGTCCGCAACAGTCAGCGTATTGCCATCCATGTCTGTCATCTCGACAAACATATCCCGCTCAACCCACGCGTCAACCCAGTGGCCGTTCGCATCTTGGACTGCCCCATCCTTCACAACAATCTTATAGTCCCCACTCGGGTCTGGCTTGGGGCTGGCAATGACAGGGTCATACCCCATGCGGTCGAGGAGAGCGGCAGGCCATTTTTTGGGAAACGACTTGCCGGGATTTTCTCGCATGATCTGAGCTTGTGTTTTAAGCTCTCCTGTCTCTCGATTACGGAACTGTTTCATTTCCTCTCCGTTTATTTAATTGCGTAGTACAGGTAGTAAGACCCGTCCGCGTTTAAGTTTTCTGTAGCTGTTTGATTCACGGTGAAACCCCCGGGGACGGGGTCAATGACATCGGTAGTTGTGACTTCAGCGTCCGTGGTGTTTAACTTGAGGTACGGATCATTCCCAGCGACAATGCCCCGCTCAACATCAAATACGTACCACGGGCTTGTGGCTGAGTACTCTTTAATGAGTAGGAACCTAACATCGTCTGGTGTAGCGGTGGGGTATCGCGTGTTGCTCGTACCATTTCCGATGTAAAGTCCGGTGGTGGCGATATTTGATCCCCCAAATAAGTAAGCAATGTAGTCGATGTTGGCCGTATTATTGTATGATCCAACACCAAAATCAGTCGTGCTAGCTGGGGCGTTACCCCAGAGGTACTGGTATGAACCTGTCGTACCGTAAACAGGACTACCCGTATTGACGAACCAGAATCGTTCATGGGGGACAGTTGCACTCGAAAAGTGGTAGTAGAGAGTCCAATTGTATACCGTCGAATTTCTCGCTTTTACTAGAACGAACCGGGGCTCTTGCTCGAGATTGTGGGAGATACGGCGGTTAAAGGAGGTACCGTCGCCCGTCCACGTAACGACATCAAAGAACTTAGGCGCACGGCGGAACATGTATGCGTATGAGCTACTCGTGCCATTTAAATCCGCACCATCCATTTGAGCTAATCCTGTGCCACTAAATAGTGACTCAGCCGCCGTAGTGGTTGTAGCAAGATATAAATTTCCGTTAGCTCTTAATCTATCCATAGCAATAAAATAATCGGAGCCGTATCGGTTATAACGCCGCAACCAAAAATCTACTGGAAATCCCGAATAGTATTGAGGAGAGGTGCTACTATAAGTAATGTCAGTAGCAAACACCTCCGCCGAACTCTTGGGAGTCTTCATCGGGCCACGGCGGATGGCGATGTAGATAAAAGTAGACCCGGCTTCATTGTATTCTCCTTGTCTAGTAGGAAAGAAAAATCCAGTTGCGGTTGGGTTAGGGGCGGCGGCATCTAAAGCCTCTGCTGAAGATGTATTTGGCTCTAAGGCCGCTGAATTACTGCCGTATGGCATACCTCGCATTATGTCACAAATCTGCCAATTTCTAGTAGAAGTAATATTTTTAATCAAAACAAATTGAGGTTCAAATCCAAGCTCTACAACTTCTTTGCTACGATGGTCTGAACCGTTGTAGCTCCCACACTTAATAATGTCCTGATCGCCATTCTCACCAAAGCCACCATCATCATCGTTGTGGGCGAATAGGTAGGCTACGTAGGTTGCGTTATTTTCGTTGACAGTGTTGTCAATACCAACTGTAAATTGGCTATCAGTTGGGGCAGTGCTATTCCATGTATTGACATTATTTGCCGCCGCAAAAGTTTCATTAAGACGTAAATAATAATCTTCTGGAGATGCGTTAGAACTGCGGTGATACACAATCCAAGGGTCTCCCGCACTTGTTTTTTTGACAATAATCATACCCGGCACACTACCAAGGTTATGACTAATGTTTTGTGGAGTTGGATTTGTCCCAGTATACGTCACCACATCAAAGAACTTCTCTTGCTTGGCGAATGTCCATGAAACTACGTCATTCCCGGCTCCCATGTGAGAACCGTGAGTAAACCCATTGGCATTAAACGATGTTAATCCTGTGGACAAAGTACCTTCAGCATTAGTGGAGTTGCTAAGTAGATATTTAGTAGCACCACGCTCTGTATCATATAAATTGTGGCTGTAATTACCTGTACTACTTCTTTCTTTTAACCAAACCAACCCACCTTTGCCTTCAGTTTCCGATGTGAAGGGGCCGAATGCTCTAGCCTTAGCATCACCATTGACTGTAAGAGTGAGGGCGTTGCTTGAGTTGTCTACAAGGGGTGTGTCGCCTTGGCAAGTCAGTAGTGAAGTGCCCGATACGTCAGTAAGGGCTGTGGTGCTAGGGGTGAAGGCAGAGGTGTAGACCGCTGTATTTGTAATACGAACATTAGAAATGTACCCACCGAAATCATTTGTTACGGTGTTGGTTCGGCCCACTTGCAATGCGCTAGTTGCGTTTGTTCCATTGGTGCTGAAGGTTGCACCTTGAGCAACACCATTGATGTACATTGTGCCCGTAGTGCCATTTGATACCACAGCAACGTGATACCATTCCCCTTGATTAAACGAATAGGTTCTATCTATCGTTCCGGCTGTCGTATAAAAACGAATAAAAGTTGTATCTAGGCGAATAAGGTAACCGCCAGAACCATCGTGTTTACTGACTAAGCCTGCGTTTGACTGAGCTTCTGATAAGTTAAACCAACACTCAATTGTAAAAGAACTACCAAGTACATTTAAAGATGCGTCATTAGCAACACTTAAATAGTCCCCACTCCCATCAAACTCCACAGACCCGCCAGAGTTTGCATCGGTCAGTGCAATACCATTCTCAATAACTTGAGTGCCACCATTCCCAGTATACAAATACGTTGAAAACACACCCTCGACATAGGTGGCCTCACCTGCACCTGCGGCGGCGGCGGCGAGTAGTAAATCAGTTGACATTACGTGCTATACCTTGTTGATAGCGGATGACCATACCAAAAACCACCTTGGTACTGGAATACGATGGAATCTTCTGCGTTGGCCTGCGTAGAAAGCGTAGGAGCCCCAGCGGAATTAGCCCAATATATTGTGGTACCCCCAGTCCAGTCAATAGTGTACCCACTTCCACCCACATCTTGCTTGATATAAAGAATAAAAGCTGAACTACGACCACTGATTGTATTCGTCAAATTTACTGCTGTGATATCCTCGGATAGAGTGATAGCAAAGGTATTAGCGAGAGCTACGTCAATGTCGAGAACGCCAGAAGAACTTGATAAGTCATCTAAGTCTCCGTAAAAAGCATTCCCCATATCAATACGGTTTACGAAAAGTGTGCTGTTAATAGTTACAGCCCCAGTAGAGGACGCGGTTACTACCTTACTAGCTTCTGACTGACCCTCCGTCGCGACGGAAAGGCGATCTATCTCTGCCGACGTGGCATTGATACCGAGGTTCGTCCGCGCCGTAGTGGCGTTCTCAAGGTCAGACAGGTTATTTGCGTAGTTGAGAAAACGACTATCCGACTGGACTTGCGTGTAAGTGTCAGCAATAGTGAAAGCACCATACGCGATGATGTCAATCTCGTCTCCTGCGGTAGCTCCCTGTGTTAAAACGATGTTGTCCCCATCGTCTGCTGTAAAATCGTCTACAGCACGGAGCTTCAAACCGTTGTAATAAACATCCACAAAACCGGGGTCATATGTAGACGCAAAGGTAGTCTGGCCCTCAGTTGCTATGTAATTAGCCCGCTCTGCGGTGCCGTTGACAGGCGAGCCAGCCTCAATCCACGCTGTACCACTCCAGAAGAATGTCTTGTTGCTCGACGAGTTAAAATACAGAGCTCCCGCTACAAGGGGGTCACCGTCATTGTCAACCGTCGGGGCTGTCGCTTTGATACCAAGGTAACGGTCATCAAAAGTGTCGTAGGTGTCTGCGGCGGCCTGAGCAGAAGCGGCGGCATTTGACGCACTAGTTTGTGCGCTAGCGAGGGTGTCGGTAACCGACTCCATGTACGACTTTGTGACGGCGTCCTGTGGGTCTGTAGGGTTACCGAGGCCGGTAATCTTATACCCTCGCATAGGGATAGACGAGTACATACCATAAGAGGCGTCCCCCTGCTTAAACTGGATGAAAGCTGGCTGGACCGTAGAAGCATCAATAGTTCCGTAGTTGTAGATGTTACGGAAACGGTACGCATCCGATCCTAGATCGTAGAGTGTTGCGTTAGGGTATACTCCACCACTCCCAAAAACTAGCTCGAGATTACTTCCTGAAGCACCATCCGGGAAGTACATCCCCACGCCACCCAGTCTGTTATTAGGCGCACCCGTCCCAAAAAGAGGATTCGTAAGTACTGTGGTGTCTGTGTAAACGTCTTTTATCGACGTAATATACGCACCGCCGCCTGTAGTACCGTCGTGGCGGTGACCGGTAGTATCGTTAAAAGCATCCTCAACGGCGTTAAACTCGTTATTGACGGGCCCCGATTTCACGGTGTTATTGGGTACGATGTCCCCTGCGGATTGTCGAGTGTATCCAGCCATTTAGCGTCTATCTCCTACTCCAAACAGCATACTAAACCCTTGTATACTGTGGCTTCCAAATTGATCGTTTGCCGAGTACCGAAGAGAAATCGCAAAACCTGAACCCGCTACATTTGTTCGCACAATAGGTGTGGGGTTACCATCATACACGGCATCACTATCAAACTTAGCGACGTTCCAGTATTCCGGACGTCCAAAAGCTTCTACGTTATAATCCGCCGGTTTTGATGACGCGAGGTCTTCGTAATCGTAGTTTATTTTTAGTATTAGTTCCACACTACCCTCGGCTCGAATGTATGTGGATATTCTCGAGAAGTTTTTTCTCATCTCTGGGTCACCCATAAAAATGTAGGGTGTTTGAAACACAGAAAATATGTCTCGCCCATCGAATGTGTTTTTAAATTCTTGACGATGTACGTATCCATCAGCGTCGCCGTGAAGTACGTACTCCTCTTGTCCGATGTAGTCCGAGTCTGCACAAGTAACTTGGATGCCCGCAAGCTGAGCAAACTCGAACCCTATTTGTCCCTGCTTATTCTGCCGGATGGCTCCTAGAACGCCGAACGTATCTTCATTCTGGAAGAAGTAACGAAACTGAGACTTACCTTTGACAATAACAGAACGTAGTTGAGTGAGGTCCTGATTGAAGATAACGTCCTTCATCAAGCCCTGTATATTTTTCGAGATCGTCTCGAGGTTTACGTCCCCAATTTTATCCGTTCCAGATACCGGTCGGATACCGTCAGGACCCAAGAAGAGGAGGTCTCCCCCAATTTCCACGACACTATCAGCGGCAACACACCCAAGATCATCTGTTACAGACGCAACCTGAAAGTCTGCGATACTTGTGCCCGCGAGCTTCTTGATGTTGTTCCGGCCGAAGATGTACAGTTCATCGCGGAAAGGCTTGATCTGTACAATATCGAAACCGACATTAATACTACCAGCACCACTTGCAGGAGAGAAGTCATCCTCATTCAAAGGAGCTGAAAAGTAGAGCTCTTGAGGATTTGCAGATGCACCGGCTAAAAAGATGTGATTTTTAAACGACTGCCCCACCGAAGGATTGGTAGGCGCATTTGCGTGAGTTATCTGGGTGTACGTTGTACCGTCGTAGTACGCCGCAGGATTAGCACCATCTAAGAGTAGTATTCGTTCACCTACCCAATTGTAGCGCACCATCTTAACTTGAGAAACACCAGTCATGTTAACGCTAGCAGGAGTCGTCACAGGAATCCACGCCGGGTAGGCTGTACCCCCGATAATTGTTCCTGACACGTCATATCTGTAGAAGTAGTCCGTCCCTGTCTCCGGTGCCCTAACAGCAAAGAACGAATCATTGATGTTATTGGCGACACAGACTCCGAGTACAGGTCCTGTACCGGGAACTTCTGGTTGATAACTAAAAGTAATTGCACCAGACAAATCGATGTCAACGTAGTTGATTAGCTTTTCAAATCCGTTGATACGACGGTAGCCCCCAAAAATAGAGGGCTCGTAGTTGATCAGGGAGATTGCACTACCGGGCTGTTGTTCTCCTTGGTACAGAACGTCTTGGTTGGTGTTTAAACCCCCCTCGCACGATACTGTTACTACCTGTAGATCATCAGCCATTTATCGGACTACTCGGGATACAAACTCTGTAGGGAAATCTAGAAGAACGCGTCTCATGTACTCCAGCCCATCCCGGAACTTCTGTACGTGAAACTGTACGGCCTGTTCGTTGGAGCGGAATCGCATCATGTGAGTTAACGCCCCTTCAATAATAATAAAGTCAAAACGATCAGGAATAATGGTCGTATCGTCGTGGTTTACGAGTGGATTAGGGAAGGAGAAGTAGCTGTGGCGTATTTGATACGCTCTGTCTGGGACAGGGCTCACGCCAAACTTGTTGGCCTGTGTCTGGTAGATTAACTCAGGCTGTCCCCGGTCAGATACAGAGGAGTTTTCATCGTCTTCTCGATACCCTCTATTGTACTGGTCTAAGCTCAATACATCAAGTTTTTTTGACTTAACTTCGGGGGTAAGAGTGTCGTCCTTACGTAAAAAGAAGGAGTCCCAGTCTATGACGTGTGTATCTGCGGTGTAGTTGTACTCTTGTGTACCCGGAACTAGCGTCACTGTACGGGTAGAGTGCATGAACGGCCACTGTTGAACGTAGGAGATAATCTCTTTGATGGAAGCGTTAACAGAATCTTTTGCTACCGCCTGTATATTTCGTACGTCAGCAAAGTCGGCACTCGTAATAGTAACCTCGTTAATTCGACGCAGAACCGTGTTAGTCAAGTTTAAGTACGTTAGTGACATCTTTTATCTCGGTGTTAGGAAGAATTCTTCGACGGTAACCATCGCGTCGACATGGGGTGTGGCTCCGGTCGCTGTGATGTGGAAAACGTCACCGGGTTCCATGACAACAATGCCATCGCTAAATTGTACGTACTCGCCCGTGCCCATGTTCTTTCCGCCTACGATGTGCTGGTGAGTACCGTCCGCACGGTCAAACTCTACGTCGACTGTTACAGTCCCCCCTACATTTGAGAAGAAGAGCAGGGACACGTGTGCCTGACAGTTTGCGGGGCAAGTGTATATGGTCTCTTCTTGAGCGTCTACGGTGCACTCTACATTTACGGTCCGCATCCGACTCGAGTAGGGCGTGTTAAACACTTAGACCCACTCCCCTGTAGCCATCGCTTGACAGAGACGCTCAGCCCGACGACCTACTTGTCTAGCCCACTTTGAATCCATCATTTGGTCTGCGGCTTCTTCCCAGTCCTCGTCTTCGATGGCATCCCACATTTTCTGGAACTTCATCAGGGTTGGGATGCCTAGATTGAAACCCATGTCAACAAGCACACGCTGACGAACAGAATCAAGTCCAGCCACTTCGGGTTTTCTCTCAAGAAGTTCATCTTCAACGATCATGATATCTGTCTGTAGCAAATACCGCGCTTCGTCTTCCGTGATGCCACGCTCTTCAATGTTTCGACCTACACCGATAGTTAGCTTGTCTGCTGTACAACGGTATGGTTTCAACTCCAACCCTTCGTGGTCGATGAGTTGATCTTCGAGGTCTTTAAGGGTGTATTTCATCATGTTAGCAATTCCACTTCTTGCGTGACCAGTAGTTGGCTGAGAATTTATCGTCCGTTCCTTTGATTCCGGAAGAACGAGCGCAGTAGGATTTCTTGTTGGCTTTCTGATCTTTCTTGATGCTCATATCAGGATCACCAAACCGGACCAGCTTAACTTTGTCTCCCTTCTTTGCAAGTACTGCAAACTTCTTCGGACCATTGGGAGTTCTCTTCGGTTTGTTGTAACCGGAAAACTTCTCACCCCGATATTCAACCGCCACGTGCTTTACTCCATCGTTGTGTATAGCCACCCATTGCGGCACGATGTCTTGCTGTCTTCTCCGCAATCTTCTTGGGTTGCTTTACGTGTTGTTTCCCGGATGCTTTTCCGGCTCGCTTTGCTCGGGTAGTTGCGGCGTATTCTTGGGAAGAGAGGGATTCTCTTGCACTCTTGGGGAGGTACCTTTCACCGGTCGCTTCCGAACCCTGTGTCGATGGCTTGCCACTTTTCGTTCCCCAGTCTTCTTTAGTCCAGTTTTTTAGGGACTTCTGAGGGGCCTTCATGATGTGTAGCCACCGCCAGCATCTTTGTATTGCTTCGCTACCATCTGGGCTTTGCGGGCTGACCACTGTCCGGGTGCTCCGCCTTTCCCTCCGGCTTTGACTTTGTTAAAGATTCGTTTTCGCATACCCGGCTTGGTGTAGTTGCCGGCCTCATTGACACGGCTCTCTCCTCCACTCGCCATACGAGCTCTTGACCACCGTTCTGTGTAACCACCCATCTTCTTTTTATCATACGCCATGTATATGTACCCCTGCGGTACCGTTGGTGCGAGCCTAAAGTAAAAGTTTCTTTATGTCAACACCCCACATGTATTTTTGAGATGCTGACGTAAAGAAGGGGCCCGAAGGCCCCAACTTAGTGGTACTTAAAGTGCAGTACCTGTAGCGGCGTCAGTGTCGATAACACCACGAACAAGACCTTCTGGGCGAAGAACCTTGCGGCCGAATACGTGGAGACCACGTACGATGTCAGCGAACGTACCAGTGTCACGTACGACTTCTGTCTTAGCGATGTGCGATGCAGTCGCTGTAGAAGACATGTGACCAGCAAGTACGACGTTTTCATCATCGAGCTGTGACGCGATAGTTACAACATCAGTACCAGTGTTGTTTAACGCCGTTGTCTTGTAGCAGTTCATGCCTGCAATGTTACCCTGCATAACGAGACCGTTACGGAGAGGTGAACTTGCATCACCAGTGACCTGTACTTCTGCGAACTTAGAGCCTGCCTTGAACAGGATTTCATAGAATGCAGGAGGTGCTACGAAGAAACGATTTTCTTCTGGGATTGAGTTGTCGTCCAGAGCACGAGCCATCGCCAAGATTAAGTTGACAGCAGTGTCGCCGCCAGTTGCACCTGAGATGTCGATACCGCCAGCCGCTGTACCATATGCGGCACCAGTAGTACCCGCACCGTCAGCCATTGCTTGGAGGACGTTAGCATCGTACTTACGCTTCAAGGAGAACGCACCTGAAGATGTAGCCAACGCTTCAAAGTTAACGTGTGACTGACGCTCTTCGATGTCGTCGATCTTGAACGCGAAAGCATTCGCTTGGTCTACAACCATTGTGATCTGATCGTCTGCTAAGTCCTGTGGAGACACAGTTGCGCCACGAGAGTATGCAGAGACAGTGATTGTAGGCTCTTTGATGATACGTACTGTGTCACCGTAGTTTTCGATTTCACCAGCGTAGTCAGTGTTGGTGATGTCTTCTACTACAGAAGCACGACGGAAAAACTTCAGGACTTTCTGTGAGAAAATCTCTGGAGTAAAGTTACCATTTGGGAGGTTGGTATACCCCCCGGTGCTTGGAAATGCCATTTTATTTACCCTTCCTTATGAGATAGTTAGGTTAGTTATTGTGAGTAGTCTATTCGGCCTTCTGCACGTGCGGCATCGAGTTCAGCTTCTACTTTCTCGAATTGCCACGGCTTCATTTTGCCGATTTCGGATGCTGTCCAAATCTTCTGATTACCACTGTTTTCAGACACAACGTCTTTTACCGAAGGTACTTTCACAGAAGCGGCCGGATCATCCTTTGGGGCCCTTTTTTTCTTTGCAGTGCTAATTCCCATATCTGCTTTGTAGAGATCAACGACTCGAGAAGCCCATTGTGCATCACGATTATTCTTGTAGATTCCATCTGAAATCGTCTGTGGTTGTTGGTCTAACCACATCAAAAAGTTTTCGTCTGTCTTTAGGCTTGTAAAATCAGGATGTTTCGCAACGAGTTCTTTATAGGCTGACTGCACTTTAAGCTGTTCTTCTCGCGCCTTTATGGTGTCGAGTTCTTCTTTAAGTGACTGCAACTTATACTCAGCTTGCTGTGTCGAAATAGTTTCAACTACCGCGTACACATCGGGGTACTTCTCTTTAAAATCCTCTAATTGCTCAGGCGTTCGAGGTAATTGAGAAGGTGCGATGCCGCTTTCGCGTCCGACTTGTTGTGTCTTCATGATCTCGTCTCGTTCCTGTTTCCATTCTTCGAGCTTTGAATCATAGTGACGTTTCAAATCGTCGTAGCGTTTTTTGTAGCCGTTTTCCGACTCGCCTTCCTGTTTTTTTGGGGCAACGAAACTTTCTTCATTTTCCTGTTGAGTAGCCTCTACTTGAGTGGAGGGGTCTTCAGGTGTTGCGTCTTCTTCGTCATCCTTGTACACTTCATCTCGGTAACTTCCGCGATACAGTGACTCGTCGTTGATAGTTCCAAAACTATCGTTGGGTTTATTGGCACGAGGCCCTCTTGCTTTTGCCATTTTATTCTCCTATCTCACGGGGCCTCATGGCTGAGGGTAGCCGTTAGGTTGATATACGCGGGGCCCATAAAATGGGGTAGCCGCCAGAAAACCGGGAGTTTACGTCGTACTTGACGCGATACCACCTCCAGCCATCGTCATCCCTTCCGAAGGGTTAGTTGGCTGTGGAGGAGGTTGTTGAACTTCTTGATCTTGTTGAGGCTCAGCCTGTTGCTGGCGTTTCTCAACTTCTTTCTTTCCGCGATTGTTAATTTTATTTAAGCGGTCGTAGCCGATAATTTCAGCTAAGAGTTTGGGGACAACTACTTCACCTTTTGATACGAGTAAAGAAACAGTCTCCTCCCTTGATATTTTATTGTCGCCTGTTGAAATGTCAATACCCTGTCTTTCAGCTTCTTGCATTGCGTTCAGAATCATTTTTTTGATGTCATCCGACCCCGCGAATTCAACAGCAGAAGCATTCAGGATAAAGGTACCTTCTTCGACGTCCATAGGTACGTCATCCGCTACTGTATCTTCAGGAGCTACCTGTTCGGGAGGAGCACCTACAAATCCCACGGGACCATTCAGGGCTTCGCCGCCCTGTTGCATTGGAGTAGGTAGATTTAACTTTCCACTTGCAACATCCATGATTTTTTTATTGTATGCATACACAGCACTCAAATCGTCTGCGGTTTTTGCTACACTAGGATCAATGAAGAAAGAATCCGGATTGCCCTTTACTTCTTCGGCCTGTCCCGCAAGATCAACAACGTCAGGGATGTCGACTGTAATGTTCTTAGCCACTCCCCCGTTCATCATACGCTGAACTTCACCCCCTTCCGCCATTTCAGATACGGGTGTACCAAAAGTTGGTTGAATGTAAGGGGTTGCAAATTCCGCCGGCTCAATAGGAGGTGTTTCAGCCTGTCGTAAAAACGTGGAAAGAAAGATATTGTTGCGGCCTAGGGCTTTTGCGATAGCTTGAGTTTTTGGATTATTGCTGTCATCTCTATTCACGCCCCATACATTTGTCTTATCTTCAAATTCTTTCACGGACATTACCGCGCCCGTATCTGAAAAGACATTTTTTACGAACATGCTAGGTTCAGCTTTCTCGTCTACGATGTCTTTAACTAGTGCGGTATCAATAGACATGCCGGGGATAGGAGAAATCACAGATGCCATGAGGTTTCCTATACCGTCCATCATAGCTCGGTCGTCAATTGTCTGCCCAATAAAATTGGTCTGAGGATCAATTGTGAAGTCCAAGCCTCTAGGAGTGCCCATCCAATCGGCAACGAGGTTAGTAACTGTTCCAATAAACCCCTTACCCTTTTCGGAGTACCCGGGAATAACGGATAGGTCTTTCCCTAAAAATTCTCCGTATGTCTTGGCTTCTTCAATATCTACCCGCCGAGCACCCTCTGAGTAGCTTTCAGGTTGTTGGGTAATTCCGTAGTTTGGTCCATAGCCCCCGACACTGTAGCCGTATTTTGTCATGCCGGTACTCAGGCTGTAATCATCTACAGCGGGAGGGGAGAAGTAGTTGCGGCCGGAATCCCCCGTAGAGAAGTCCGAAATAGCTGAGGTACCATACGCCCCCATGCCTAAGTCACTGGCAAGTCCGGAGGAACCGTAGTTAGGGTCATACCCACCACCTGTGCCTCCGATTGAGACCCCTAAACCCCCCATATCAGAAGATGAAGTGGCTCCCACATCTTCAGAAGCGGCAGTGTTTGATACTGAGTTGTCGGTGTCTTCGTCTGGTCTCATTATTATCTCTCAGCGTCTAGGACAGCTATGTGGTTATCCTTCAGGTGTAGGAGGGTTTCCAGTAAATCCAGCTTCCCCTGCAACCGGAACATTTCCCGTTCCGACTGTGCCGCCACCAACCCCCGAATTGTCAACTGGTGGAGGTCCATTAGGTACAGATTCAGGGCCTCCCATGCCTGCGGGTGGTTGACCAGCGGGCCCACCTTCTGGGCCTGTTCCTTGTTGAGCATTCTGGAGTCCTTGTAGTACTTTTGCGTAGAGTTGTGCTTCGTCTAAGTCATTGACGAGTTCATCAGGGTCAATGTCCTGTGAAATCGCAAGCTCTTTAACCAAGTTAGGTAGCTTAATAAACGGCGCAAGCATTGGGTTGGCGACCGTCTGCAACAAGGCGGTGAGTCGTTGAGTTCGTACCTCTTTCTGCATGACGGCAGAAGTCCCGCGAGGTTTAATGGACAAATCTCCGATAATATCGGGGGACTCGTCGTTGTACTGCATATTCCACTGGAAGTATGCCTCTCCGAGGGGTTTTAAGAGGAAGTCGTCAATATTTTTGACCACCGTCTTGATTGATAGACTGCCCGAGCTCAGCATCATTGAAAGACCTGAGGCTGTACGGCCGGTGCCGCTAACTCCTGTCTGTCCGTGAAGCACCGAAGGGATACCCGTCTCTTCGTCAGCCAATTGACGTGAAATCTGGTACATCTGGATGTTCTCAGGTGCAGTATTAGGGAATTTAAGCCCGTTAATAGCCGTGCCTGTAACTCCCGATTGACGCCGGAAAACTTTCCCCGGGAAAATATCAAAGTTCTGCCCCGGTACGAGACTTGCCTCATCGACATCAAACACCAGATTGCCTGCCAAGGCTAGGTTGTCAATTGCCATACGAACGTGGCCGTTCATTAGCATCTGTGCGTCTTCCATGTTCTCCGCAACCCCGACACCCCATAACTGGTATGGGTTTACTTCATATGGGAAAGCGTGAAATGGAATGCGGGCAGGCGTGAAAGGGTTCAAGACACATCGAAGAACTTCATTACCGCAAATCCAAGCGTTAATTTGTACCTGATCGAGTTCGCCTACGGTAGCTGGCAAGTCTAGGCCAACTTCACGAGCGAAGTCAGCATCTAACACACCCCAGTACTCCAGAACCTCGTACCGATTTTCTTGGTAGTACGGCTCTGTATCATCCTCACGGATAGTATCTTCGTAATACTTATCTTCGTAGTTTGGCCCGCCTACAATTGTGTTCTCAATAGCAGTGGCGTCAAAATACGGGCGATTCATGAGGTTTCGCAATTGCTGGCGACTCATGCGGTGGCGTTGAATAACGTACTCACAGTCCTCGATGCTACTTGCTGAAGGATCAGGGTGGAAATCCCAACAAGACACGTGCTCTATCCTAGGTACTACCTTTTCGTCCGGGACGTACACACGCTCCCCATTCTCGTCCCGCTCCCACTTGTGGATTCGTTTGTAGAAATTAAAGGGGCCCTTTACGATGCCAGTACCGAGTAACGAGGACTCAAAAATTGCATTCCGCATCACGTTGACAGCATTAGTATCTAAAAGCTGGTCGTGTATGTACTTTTCGAGGGCTCTAGCGGCTTCTTTAGCCGGTTCAAGTTGAGGTTCACCTAGATTAGACGGACCTTCAGATATTTGGTCTGCCATTTCTTGGTACTTACCGAAGTTAAGTGCGGTAGCACCCGGCTCAAGTTCCATACCATCACCCGCATAGCCAAACGGACTTTTGATCTCGTCTGCCGGGGTTGATACGTGTGCGAACTCCTCAATACCTTCCGGTACAGGAGAAGACTCGACAACGATAGGAAACTTCTTGTTTGCAAAAAGAATGTCGATAATCTGGCCGTAAGCGGCAAGGACCTTCGTCTTCGTAATTTTAATGAAGACTTTGGATCGCTCAGAATCTCGGTACTGGGTAGTCGAGTCGTAAATACCGCGGAAGTTTTTGTAAGCTTGAAGCCACTTCTGCTCAAAAGTTCTACGACCGTTTTCTGAGTCCTCGAACTTCGTCCTTACATACCCGGCAAGACCCGGCATTTTATCTTTTGCGTTTTGAACCTCAACTTGCCCATCATCAGGAGCACTGAGGAAACCCTCTTGGGACATGGTTACTTACCTTTATACAGGTTGCTTGTCCGCATTAAGAATTGCGGAATCGAGAGGTGCTTTTTTACCTGAGTTAGGGGCACTTTCGATTAGTACGTCTGTTTTTGCTACAGTGTCGAAATCCATACTCTCACGGTATAGGTTGTTCTCGCCGCAGTTGTAGTCAACTCCTTTTTTATCGGAATTCATGATGTCAGAAGCACCATACTTCATACTATTTCTCCTCATTAGGATATGTAATTTCAATGTCAGGACGGATGCCCTGTAACTCACTCATTTGCTTGTCCAAAGGACGGGCTGGAGCACCTCGTTGGGCTAGTCCAGCTTTCATCTGTTGTAGTAGTTCTTTTTCTTTTCTTTCAACGAAGGGGTAACTCGGTTTTCCTGCGGCATCTGAAGGCACAATATCAGAACCTTTACCTGCCTCTTGAGGGCGCATAAAAGCTAGCGGAGTAGGCTCTAACGCTTCGTAAGCCCCTGTAGCGGCTCCTGCGCCTATTGCGCGTAGGGTACTACCACTTTCTTGCATTTCTTTTGCGTACGCGTCTCTTGAAGCCGTTACGACGCCTGTTATACCTAGTCCCGCGAGAGCAAACTTACCAAACCCCTTAAAAAAGTCAGACATGTCCTGTGCTTTTTTTGTTGTTTCTTCATCGAAGACTTTAGGAGCGGGCTTATCCTCATCTGAGATTTTTTTCTTAATCTCGTCTTTTAGTCGCTTCTCTTCTGCTTGACCGCGGAGGAACTTCTCCTGCAAGGCTAAGTACTCTGGAGATGTTTTTGTTTCCATCTCCTCGATCTCTGCTTGAAGCTTTTTGAGAGACTCCTCTTGAGCTACACGTCCTGCGCGTTCGACAGCGGCCTTAGCATTTGCTTTGATCTCTTCCTCAGTTTCAGTGGAAACTTGAACACGAGGAGCTTCGACTCCTCTTTCCATCGTGTCTTCAGAAAAGGTAAATGGAGTAATTGGTGTAGCTTGGCGGGTGTTGTTTAAAGCGGGAAGTTCAAAACCGTAAGATGCTATTTTCGCATCAATCGTAGTGTTGTTAGTTTTTGCGGCCGCATCACCTAGGAGATTTTCAACGAGGCTTCCGACTGCAACATTACCTGTTTTACCTGCGTAGTTTCTATCTACGATCTCGGTCTCTGTGTGCCCCATAAATGCCTTACGCATATCTACGGGAACTCTGAACTCATCTTTCAACATACGAGGTAGAATGTGTCGGATGGCAGTAGGAGACGAGACTACTTTTTTTGTCTTGTTGTCTATCGGTAAACGATCCGCGTATCTTTCTTCGAGCACAGGACGTATCGTCGAGTTGAATGTGCTAGTAAACTTTTCTTTCGATACACTAAACAGCTTTTCTCCGGGTTTTGCCCCGGCAGTTTTACGACTATCGGCTTGTTGTGCGATTAAATCAGCGAGAGGGCCCGTTAAAACGACTTGCGGACGATTCTTTTTTGGGTTACCGTACATAGCGACGGTGACTTTTTTAGCACCGTCTTCGGAAGTCGTAACACTAATATCGGAGAGCTTAATGCCATTTTCCCCTACTAAGTGCTCAATACGAGTACCCGTGTATCGGTGGTACAATAAAGCCGCCCGAGTGTCTCCATCGGGTATCGTTTTTAATTTGTCGTCGTATATTTCTTCGAGCTCAGCATTCGTAATTAGGCCCCTCATAGGCCGTTCGCCAACTAGACCTGTACGCTGGGTACCCCCGAGGCCAAGTTTGTCTGCTCTGTTACCCGCACCTGCTAATACGGGGTATAGTGCCCGCTTTTCAGGGGGAAACTCTGCCGCTTCGATAGCTTGCTGTAAGGGTAACTCTAATGAACTTAAATTGCCGAACCTGTTAGATTCATCAGGTGCAAATTCAGGATTAAATAACTCGAGGGTAGTGGAGTTACGAAGATCGACGTAGGGCATGTCTACATCGAGGCCCATAGTCTTGAAACCAGACTGGAGAGCACTAATTTTCTTTTTAGCATTTGCGGATACGCCCGGACGAGAAAGTCCGTAGTCTATGACGTCACGTACAGTGAGAGACTGGTCAGCCGCCTTACTAATAAGTTCTTCGTAACTTAATGCCATTTAGTATCCGAATGTTGAATCTTGAGGCTGGAATGTGCTAGTCTTAATATCGTTCAAAGATTTTTGGATGGAGACATAGCCTGATGTGCGAGTCATCAACATATAACGTAGTGCGTCATATGCGTGATCTTCAGCTTTTGTATCGACATCTTCAGAATTTGACTTCGACAGTGGTATACCAGCTAGTTGTTTTATTGTGTTTGTACAGGTATTGAATATTTTTAGAGTTGGTTCTCTCGTAAACTCGTTATCACCGAGACGGCGATGAATCTCCATTTTACCCTGAACACGAGCACGGTCGGAGGGTGTCCAACGACATCCCATCCGTATCATGGTTTCAGCGATTGAGGGTCCGTAACCAGTACGGTTCCAACACGAAGAGTCGAGCACAGCATAGTGTGGAGTAGGATCGTACTCCTCCATCTCTAATATTTTAGCGGCCAATTGCTCTGCTGTAAAGTGTTTTACGTAAAGTTCCCTGTAAACCCATATGTTGTTGTCCCAATCGATTGCACCCCAGAGTACACACGAAGGGCTCGCATAACCGTAGTCAGCCGCACGGATACGGGGCCAATTGGTCGGTAATTCGTAAGGATCGACAACGTGCTTAAACTTGTTAAACTCGGGGAATGCACACCCCTCTGCGACATCCCAGTCTCCATCGAGGAGTCTTTTTCTCTCAGTTTCGGGGAGAGAGAGTAGCATGGCTTCGTACTGTCCGTCGGCCATGAGGAAGGGATTATCCGTGAGACGGGCCGGGACGAACTTACGCCAGTAGAGAGGTTTGCCGGCTTTAGCGTGACCATCGGGATAAACTAGCTGTTTCTCAGACTCGAGATCAGTCGGTACAAACGACTTACCGGGTTCTCCTTGGTCGATGTACATTTTCTTGACCCACCAGCCACCAACGCCGCCCGGGTTGGCAGTACATCGCATGGAGAGATTGGCAGAGAGCTCGGGGTCGGTTGACCGGAGACGAGAACGGAGATACTCCCAGACGTAAGGCGTAGGGTATTGTGTAACTTCGTCAATTGCGATCCAGTTAAAGGCTTGCCCCTGATATCGTGTAACATCTTTGTCTTTATCCAAGTACGAGAACCAGATAGTGGCCCCCGACGGAAAGACCCACGTAGACTTACTCTCGCGGAATACGGCACCGGGGAATGCTTTCGGGTAGAGTTGTTTTGATTTACTTATGAGTTCCGTTAACTCATCGAGAGTACGACGTAATAGAAGACCCCGGTGATTACCATTATGGCAATAACGTAGAGGATCAGCCAGTAGAGCAAAAGATTTTCCTCCTCCAGCCGCACCACCATAGAGTACGTCCTGTTCAGGAGCCGAGAGAAACTCTTCCTGAGGTCCAGCATTGGGCTTAAATACAACTTCAGACTCGCCAACGAGTTCTCGAACTGCTTTCGGTAGTACATTCACGTCTCCTTGGTCGATTACACGTGACTTTTCACCCTTTAGGGCTGTTTCTACCTTCGAGGCGGCTTTAATTCTCTGGTTTGCTCGTTGATTTTGCTTCTGAGCGGCCGCTTTTTTACGTGCGGCCTCTTTTTTTGACCTAGTTATCGACGCTTGAGTTGCTCGACGGGCTTTTTCAGCCGTGGAGAGATGATAACGGCTTTTGGGTGCATTCGGGTCTTTTTTTGGGCGTCCGCGCTTCCGCTTTGGGGCGGGCGCGGCCGTGGTATCGTCGCTACTCACCGTGTTCTATGACCATCTCTTTCTTCGGCGGGAGTAATACCACGCCATGAATTGCGGTGACGTTATGATTGATGGTATCCTGCTTACCGAGTCCGACTCTGTTGAGGAGGGATTCAGCGGCTTGGAGGCGTATGTTATCTCCACGCTCAATTTCAGGTGCGTCGATAGTGGCAACCAGCTTATTTGCCGCCTTAATTGCACCCCCTGCGAGGATACTCCGTGATCTTTCGATGATTTCATCCGCGAGACTTTCCTTTAGGTAGCCTATTGATCCTTGAGAGTACCCGGATACTTCGCAGGCACGGCTAAAATTGCCGTTATTTTCAAAGAGTGCCTCGAGAAAACCCTTCTGCTTATCGGAGAGTTCTCTTTTCTTCTGTTGTTGGGGAAGGAGATTCATGGGTGATCATTCCTGTGGGGGAATAAATCCTCGGGGAGCATCCTCCGGTAGTCTTTCGTCGGGGTGACGCTGATTACTCATAGTTTTTCCTCGATAGGGAGATAAAAAAGGGGTGTTTCCACGTGTGGTTGTGAGACTCTTACGTTTAAAAGGGTTTTACAAGATTAAGTCGCTTCTCCGTACCACGTTGTTTCAACACAAGTTCATTATGGGGGGCGGTAAAAAAGTTTGTCAATATAAAAAAAATATATTTCGCACCCTCTTGACGGGAGTATTTCTGGACAGTACAATGGGATTGTAAGCCCGCGGGGGTAAACCCATATATTCTTCCCCGGTATCCCCAGCTTACCGCCTACCACCCGAGCCCTCGACAGTACCCCCTGCTGTCGGGGGTTTTTTTTGGTTCCCCCGGTACCCCGGTACCCCCGACGGTAAGCCGGCTGGCTCCCCGTTACCCCCAACGGTAAGCCGGCATGTGAAACACTCTGTGAAACACACCCTAAAATCCACAAAATTATGGGGAGATTGCTAGTGCTATACCCCTACCCCCCCGTGGCCCTAGCCCGCGCCCTCATTGGGGTCCATATTTTTATCCTCGGTGAAGCTCACCATACAGGCTCCCTAGGGTTTTCCTCGAGACCTAACCCTTAGCGTTCTTTTCCCCTTCCCTATTGGCGACACCATACGAAATTAGGTGGACCCTTTGACGAAACATTCTGGGCAAACCCAGTGCAATACCGGTGGGATGTTCAAAAAGTAGACTGTCGGTCGGGGATTCTATAACCCCCACTGGACACCCCGAAAAAACCCCAACACCAACAGCGGCAAGACCTCAGGTATTTTTCTGGGTTATCGGCAGTCAACCGGCGGACACCCCAAAGGTAGGCCGGCATGGGGACAAAAAAAAGGGCCCCGAAGGGCCCGAAGAGGGAATGCTTTAGGGCCTTAGAGACCCTCGGATTTCCCGACGATAGCGGCGGTATCCATGCGGCCGAGAACACCGGCGAGGTCTTTCGCAAACTTCATCCGATTCTCTGAGACGTAAGCATCAATATGCCCGGTCTTTTCGTCGCGGGTTGCCCAACCAACAGTGTCGACAATGCGCTTCAGTTCGTTGAGTTGCTCGGCTGTGAAGTTCAAGGTTGTTTCAGTTTTCATGTTCGATCCCCTTAGATCATAAAGTTTGTATTATCGCTGACCCCATCGGCCAGTGATTGAAGACTAACAACACCCCGTGATGTTTTCAAGTCCGCGATGCCATGATGGCGGCAGGTGTGCATCATCTGGGTGACTGTTGAGTCTTTGACCCCGAGCAACCGAGCCACATGTTCGCGGTGCATCACGCCATACTCGTTCAGGATGGCTAGCATCCGGTAATGAGAAGAACAGAGGGAGCGACTGTCTTTCGATGGTTTGATGTCGTCGGCGGCGCGTACTAGATCAACGGCCTGATCCTTGTTGCTGACTGACTGGTCGTAGAGTCCATCCAGTTTCTCGACTAGGTCGCTCAAGAGTTCCTGCACCTTCTCGACGCGGTAGGTCGTTGCGTTGAGGTCGGTGCGTAGTGTGCCGAGGTCGGTCTTAAATTCGTTCAATGTTTTCATGGTTTGATTCCTATCAAAAGATTTTCGCAAGTATTGCGAGTAAAACTACAATCATTAAGAAACGCCAAAGGGCCGCGAGTAATTCAGTCATGCGGCCTGTTCCAGTGCGAGCCAGTGTGGCGACTCGAGAACCTGACGCACCTTGGCTTCACGTTGGAGTCTGATCCGGTGCGGATTGGATTTTTCGCGGCCGGTCGTGAGTTCGGATACCGATCCATCCTCATTCTGGCGTTCCCATGTTTCGTCGACGTGGGTCGCCCAGTGGGTCAGGGCGTTGTAACCGGCCCACATACTCGAACCCAATTCGCGCTGTTCCTCTTTGAATCGGTGGTTCATGTAGTCCAACAGACGGCCATTAACGCGGGTGGTC